AATGGACGAATACGCCGATATGAAGCCCGATGTCTGGGAGCAGATCCTCAGACCTGCCTTGACCGACCAAAAGGGTGAGGCATTGTTTATTGGAACCCCGATGGGTCGTAACCATTTCTACGAATTGTACAAGTATGCCGAGCTAGGTGATGACGAAACCTACAAGTCGTGGCACTTTACGAGTTACGATAATTCTGTTCTGGATTCTGGCGAAATTGACATTGCCAAGAAATCCATGTCTAGTTACGCCTTTAGACAAGAGTTCATGGCTTCATTTGAAGCTAGAGGCTCTGAAATGTTCAAGGAAGATTGGGTTAGATTCGGGGAAGAACCCGAAGAAGGCGATTACTACATCGCCGTTGACCTGGCTGGCTTTGAGGATGTCAACAAGAAACGAACCAAGAATACAAAACTGGACGATACTGCGATTGCAGTCGCAAAGGTAAATGAGAATGGCTGGTTTGTGGAAAACATTATCTACGGTCGCTGGGGCCTTGATGAGACGGCTACGAAGATTTTTCAAGCCGTCCGTGACTATCGACCCGTCAGTGTCGGAATCGAAAAAGGAATCGCCAAACAAGCAGTAATGTCGCCGCTTTCTGATTTGATGAAGCGGTATGGCACGTTTTTTAGAGTTGAGGAATTAACGCACGGAAACAAGAAAAAGACTGACCGGGTGATGTGGGCTTTACAGGGAAGGTTTGAAAACGGCTATATCACTCTAAATAAAGGCGAATGGAATGTTAAGTTCCTTGACCAGTTGTTTCAGTTTCCAGATGCTTTGACGCATGATGACCTGATTGATGCGTTGGCGTATATAGATCAGTTGGCTGAAGTAGCCTATGACTATGAATATGAAATCGAAGACCACGAAATCTTGGATGTGGTAGCGGGATACTAAAATGGCAGATGATTACAGCCCAGACCCCCTCATGGCAGAGCAGTCCATCGAATCGTGGGTTATTAACAAATGTGATGATTGGCGCGATTACTACGAGTCCAATTATGAAGATCGGTTTGATGAGTACTACAGGCTTTGGCGCGGTCAATGGACTCCAGAGGATTCCCAGAGGGCTTCAGAACGCTCAAGGATTATTTCTCCAGCTTTGCAGCAAGCCGTAGAGTCCAATGTTGCAGAACTGGAAGAAGCTACATTTGGTCGTGGCAAATTCTTTGATATTGCTGATGATGTAGTTGATGCACAAAAGCAGGACGCTTTGTTTTTACGAAACAAACTGTCTGAAGACTTTGAAGCCTGCAAGATTCGTAAGGCTGTAGCGGAATGCCTGATTAACTCAGCCGTATTTGGTACGGGTGTTGGTGAAGTTGTCCTAGAAGAAATCAAGGAAATGGCTCCTGCTACCGAACCCATTATGGGTGGTGATCTTCAGGCGGTAGGCGTCAATATTACCGACCGTGTAGTCGTAAAGCTCAAGCCGGTATTGCCTCAAAACTTCCTAATAGACCCCGTAGCGACTTCAGTTGAGGATGCCTACGGCGTTGCGGTCGATGAGTTTGTCAGCCGCCACGGCGTTGAGATATTGCAAGAACAGGGTGTCTATCGTGAGGCGATGATTGAATCAGCCGCCCCAGATACCGATTTGGAACCCGATCAAGACCTGACTATCTACAACGATGACAAGGTTCGCCTGACTAAATACTACGGCCTTGTACCTAGGGATCTGCTGGAAAAAGAAGATGTCGAGATAGAAGAAGACTCCATGTATGTCGAGGCAATTATTGTAATTGCTAATGGTGGCGTACTGCTCAAGGCTGAAGCCAACCCCTACATGATGAACGACCGCCCTGTTGTGGCTTTCCCGTGGGATGTGGTTCCAGGTCGATTCTGGGGTCGTGGTGTTTGTGAAAAGGGCTATAACAGTCAAAAGGCACTGGATACAGAACTTAGAGCAAGAATTGACGCCCTGAGTCTTACTATCCACCCAATGCTGGCCGTTGACGCTACAAGACTTCCCAGAGGGGCTAAACCGGAAGTACGCCCCGGCAAGATGATCTTAACTAACGGAGATCCGCGTGAGGTATTACAGCCGTTCAACTTCGGGCAAGTCAACCAGATTACGTTTGGTCAAGCCGCTGCGCTACAGCAAATGGTACAACAAGCTACAGGGGCGGTTGATTCTGCTGGAATTGCAGGCCAGGTTAATGGTGAAGCGACAGCCGCTGGCATCAGTATGTCTCTCGGCGCTATTATCAAGCGTCATAAGCGTACTCTTATTAACTTTCAACAGTCCTTCCTCTTGCCCTTTGTAACCAAAGCGGCACACCGTTATATGCAGTTTGACCCTGAGAATTACCCTGTAGCGGATTATAAGTTTGTTGCTACCAGTACCTTGGGGATTATTGCTAGAGAATATGAGGTTTCGCAGCTAGTCCAACTGCTTCAGACCATGAAACAGGACAGCCCTGCCTATCCAATACTGATGCAAAGCATTATTGAAAACATGAACCTCAACAACCGTGAGCAGTTGATGGCGGCTATGCAACAGGCAAGTCAGCCTAACCCGCAAGCCCAGCAGATGGCAATGCAGGCACAGCAAGTACAGCTTGCCCTACAACAGAGTCAGACAGCAGCACTTAATGCTCAGGCCCAAGAATCTCAGGCAAGAGCAGGAAAACTGACAGTAGAGGCACAACTTGCTCCTGAAGAAGTTGAAATAGAGAAGATTGAAGCTGTTACTAGAAACCTAAAGGAAGGTGATCAGGACGATAAAGAGTTTGAAAGAAGGCTGAAGGTAGCGAATACCCTGTTAAAAGAAAAAGAACTAGAAATTAAAAACCAGCCAAAATTAGAGCCACCTGATAATTCTGGTGAAAAAGAACTGGAGCAAAAGCTCCTTAACCAGTTGATGGGATAAGTTATGTCTGAGTTAGTTGTTGCAGCCGCCCTTGCAAAAATAGCCACAGAGCTTGGCGATATTAAAGGTGAGCAAGGCCCGGAAGGCCCTCAAGGGCCGCAAGGTATTCAGGGACCAAAAGGTGAAAAAGGTCCAGCAGGGCCAGAAGGAAAGGATGGCGCGCAAGGCCCACAAGGGCCTCAAGGCCCGCAAGGAAACCAAGGAGCAGGTGTTTCTGGTGTTAAAAGCGACAACATTGACGGAAGTCTGACATTTACATTTTCAGATGGGTCAGAAAAGACAATTTCGCTTCCGATAGCTAAAGCAGAGGGCAAGGGCAAAAATAAAGGCGGGTTTATTTTACACCGTGGTGCAACAAAGATTAATGATCTTAGTGATGTAAACATTACAGATAGTCCCCCTTCAAATGGTCAGGCGCTAGTATTTAATTCTGCAAATAATCGTTTTCAACCTGGCACTGTTGGTGGCGGCGGTGGCGGTTCTGGGATTGCATTAACTGATTTGTCTGTCGGCTCAGAAGCCAGTGCTAGTGGTGATGGTGGAATAGCTTATAACAATAGCAGTGGTGTATTTACCTATACTCCGCCTGATTTATCTACATATTTAACATCTGTAGCATTTTCTGACATTGCCGCTGGCTCCGTATTGCTATCATCAGAAACCTTTGCAGATTCAGACTCTCAATTAATGTCTGCGGCTGCTATTGATGACCGAATCAATGGAAAGGGATATATAACTGCTAACCAGACAATTACGTTAAGCGGCGATGTTTCAGGTTCAGGCACAACCAGCATTTCCGTTACGATTGCTGATGACTCTCATAACCATGTTATTTCTAACGTAGACGGCCTTCAAGCTGCATTAGATGCAAAACTTGCAAATCTTTCTGAAGATACTAGCCCGCAGCTAGGCGGCAACCTTGATTTAAATGGTAACGATATAGTTACTACTAGCAACGCTGATATTGACTTAGACCCAAATGGCTCTGGTGTAGCAGTATTCAAGGGCAATGCTACTCGTGGAGCTGGTCAGTTTAAGTTAAATTGTGAACAAAATAGCCACGGGATTCTTATTAAAGGCCCGCCGCATAGTGCGGCAGCAAGCTATACACTTACCCTTCCAAATAATGATGGTGATGCAGATCAGGTTTTAAAGACAGACGGGTCTGGAAACCTTAGCTGGGTTGCTCAAGGTGGCGGCGGGGGCGGTATTACAACAGGTAAAGCCATTGCAATGGCAATGATATTCGGAGGATAAAATGGCAGCGCCTAACATTGTCAATGTAGCTACGATCACCATGAAAACAGCCGTGCAGGCGGTTGGAACATCAGCAGCAGCAATAGTTACTAATTCGTCAAGCAGTGGGAAGGTTTTTAAAGTAAATGCTTTGTATATTTCTAATGTTGACGGAACATCCGGTGCTGACATTTCCATAGACATTTATAGATCATCTACCGCGTATCATGTTGCAAAAACAATTCGCGTTCCTGCTGATGCAACCTTAGATGTTCTCTCAAAACCAATATCGTTAGAAGAAGGCGATGCGTTGCGTTTAACGGGAAGTGCCGCAAGCGACTTGGAAGCTGTCTGTTCTTATGAGGAGCTTAGTTAGATGGCGCAATATCCAAGTATTACTGATGCCAGCGGTGTGTGGTCTTTACAAGAGCAATACGTGGCACAAAGCGGAAGTAACTGGCCCACTCCCGGCTCTACGGTAGAGTATCTGGTGGTCGCGGGTGGCGCCGCTGGAGGATCGCAGTCTGGCGGTGGCGGTGGTGCTGGCGGTGCATCAACTGGTACATGGACGGCTGTTCCTGCAGGAACAGCTATAACGGTTACGGTTGGCGCAGGTGGTAGTAGCGTTATTGGGGCGGGTGCAATCGGAAATGATGGCGCTACAAGCTCCATTGCCGCAACAGGATTTACTACTGTTTCTACAACAGGCGGTGGAGGTGGTGGTGGTTATGGGCAGAACGGCAGAAACGGCGGCTCCGGTGGCGGAGGCGGTGTTTCAGGGTCTGCTGGCGGTAACAGTGGAGGTACTGGGGTTTCGGGGCAGGGGTACGCTGGAGGTTCTGGTGGTATTGATAATGGTTCAGATAATGATGTTGGTGGCGGTGGTGGTGGGGCAGGTGCTGTTGGAGAGGATTACAATACCGGCGGAGGAGCAAATGGTGGTGATGGCGGCATTGGGGTCACCAGTTCTATAACAGGGTCGTCTGTTCATTATGCAGGCGGTGGTGGTGGAGGAACACACCCAAATCCGCGTTCGCCGGGTTCTGGCGGCACGGGTGGTGGTGGTGATGGTGCAACAAACAATCAGGATGGTTCTGCTGGTACAACGAATACTGGAGGTGGTGGTGGTGGCGCTTCTGAATCCAACAATAACTCAGGGGCGGGAGGATCAGGCGTTGTATTCTTAAGAAGTGTAACGACTGCGTCTGCAAGCTCTGGATCACCAACAGCAACTACTGACGGCTCTTATAACGTCTATAAATTTACAGGGTCTGGGAGCATAACTTTCTGATGGCGCATTTTGCTGAAATTGGTACTGATAATGTGATTTTGCGAGTTATTGTTGTTGCAAATCAGGTGCTTGTAGACGGTGATGGGAATGAACAAGAGTCATTAGGTCAAGCATTTTGCCGCGACCTGTTGGGTGGCACATGGAAACAAACGTCTTATAACGCAACTATAAGAAAGAATTTTGCTAGTGCTGGATATACCTATGATTCGTCTAAGGACGCTTTTATTCCTCCTAAGCCTTATGCTAGCTGGCTTTTAGATGACAGTACGTGTTTGTGGTCTGCACCAAGCGAAATGCCTACAGACGGGAAAAAGTACTCATGGGAAGAAGA